GCTGCCTCTTTCAGCATGTCTCGTGCGCCTTTTATTGCGTCCATGAGTCCTATCCTTTCCAATGCGGACTATTCCGCAGTATCATCATCGGCTAGTTGTGTGAACATCCTACCGGGCACGCCTTGAAATCATCGCAGTGGGGGCAGTAGTGCGAACCGTGCCCCTCATGGTGCAGCCGCGTTCCGCAATCCGGGCAAGCGCCCTTTCTGCAATGCGGCGCGTAGCTGACTCCGCTCCACTGTTTGCTATACGTTGTGTCGCCCGGCCTCTTCGTGCAAGTGTGTCTGCCATACATGGTAAATCCCTTTCCTTGTTATCCCCCCCCGTCACTATCATCATCGGCTACAGCCTACAGACTGTATTGGCTAGGCTTAATCCCACTCGTTTACGGCCCCGTCAAAACACTCCGCATTTCCCCGTCCGACCAGTACGCGCCTATCATCCGGGCCGACCCGAAACGCCAGAATCGACCATAGCCAAACGGTACTGTCCGGGAGGCGTGACACACGGGCAGAAACTTGCTTTAGCGTTAAATCACCCGTGACGCGATCTGTTGCGGAGTAGTCTCCCAGCCGCGCATCCCACGACGCCTTTTCCATCCGGTAGACTCGCGTTGTCATTGGATTCCCTTTCACACTCATCCGTTAACGTATCGGCTCACTGCCATGCGCGGGATATTGATCGGTCGCGCGCTGGACGCCAACAGAGAGTCAACGATACGCTGTAGCTCCGCATCATTGGCATACTCATAGTCCCTGCGCAAGCCAGCTTCCCAGTCCTGTTGCCAGAGTATCCTTGCAGCAGTGCGGATATACCCGTTCCGCTTACGCCTACGCCTTGCAGCTACCTTGTCAGCTAGTGTCGCGTACCGCACTGTATTCCCTTTCACTACTCTAGTTGTACACAACGCATCGACGTACTGCAAGCTAATAATGAGTAAAACCGCACAGAAGCAAAAGATTCATTCAAGTACAACATACACCACAAATACAACCAGAGCAGACGAAAGCACTTGACAGCAAGAGCGATAAGAGGTACAATGTAGCACAGTAGGGACAAACAATCCCGGCCCGATAGGATACCCAAAGGATTTGACCTTGCCAAGCAAGCTCACAACACTTCCCAATGGCCTAAACCCGAAGCAAGCCCAGTTCGCAATACTCAAGGCAGAAGGCAAAACCGCCATTGCAGCATACAAGGGGGCAGGTTATACATGGAAGGATAAAGAGGGAAACCCAAAGAAGTCATTGAAGCAGTGCGCTAGTGCGGTGGGGAGGAACAGTAAGGTCAAGCGCGAGGTCGATAGAATCGTCCACGAGAAGGCCAAGGGACGCCCTGGGGCAGGCTCCCACACTGTCGAATTCGTACGTGGTGAGCATCTAAGGCAGTATTACAAGCAGGACTCGGCCGGGAACAGCGGGGAAGCATTCAAGCATCTACAAGCACTAGGCAACAGCCTGGGTGCCTACAAGGACGGACAGACCATCACGCTAGACGTACTAGCCGTAAGCGAGAAGCTGAAGCAAGCAGCACTAGACATCTCCAGTGTCATACTCACGGGGGCACCAGCACTGCCTAGAACGCACGAGGATGCCCTCAGATCGACTAACACCACCGTACCTATACTAACCCTCAGTAAAGAAGGAAAGCTCGTTACAGCGAAAGTGGTAGAGAGTGTGCTGGTTAAGGGGGCGAACCCCCCAAGGGGGGCGGGGTCGTTGTTGAAATACCCCCCTCCGACATGTATCTCAAATCTCGACTCACCTTACTGTTACGGACTAGGAGACGACTGATGGAACCGATTGATGCCCCATTGGCGCAGTGTTCTGATTGCTCGAAAGAGGGCGTTCTGGGCATTGATGTGAAGTTGGTATGGTGTCCTTTTGAGTACGAGGTTCGCGATAAGAAGCTTTTGGCGCTGTTGTGCGACAGGTGCATAGAATCTCGCCTTATGGAAACGTAGGAGACTTCTGATGATTGAGGTAGAGTTGGTTCGCGGTGGCACCATACTGATAAATCCCGAGCGCCTGGACTTTGCAGAGTGGTCCGATGATGGGCTTGTCTTGTACTTTGGCGATGGCGAGTGGTCATGGGAGATTCGAGGTAGCAAGGAGCGTCTTCGCAAGTTGTTCATACCCGATGCTTTGAGTGAGCTTGCAAAGGTTCCTGGCAAACATGCCCCTGCTGGTATCGAAAAGGGCGGTTCGGTAGTATAAATAAGGACTTATGATTCCTTGCCCATAGGGTGGGAGAAGGAGACTTTTGATGACAGCACGACAGAAACGACTTCGTAGATGGAAGCGCAGGAACATCAACCCCGGCCACATGCCCAAGTACAAGAGCCGAGAGAGAAGGATTCTTGAGATTCTGAATCTGGTATGACTGAGCCCGAACCAACTCCTGAGTTGCTGTGTCAAGTAGATGCTGCCTGGTGGGCGAATTTCAACAAGATACGCCTACAGGGTGGTCAGTTCTCGTTCGTTGACCATGAGTACCAAATAGAACCGATGCAGTCTCAGGCGCGACGTATTTGTTACATGAAGGCCACTCAGGGCGGGTTCTCGGAGATCGAGATTCTCAAGACCCTTCATGGTCTGATCTACAAGAAGTACCCCAGGGGGGCTTTGTACCTGTTTCCGACTACGGATGATATGCGGGACTTCTCGAAAGCCCGCTTTGGCCCTCTGGTGCAAAATAAGCACAACTATGAGTCCATAGGGCAGTATGTCAAATCAGGGGGCAAGACTACCGACACGGCGGGGTTGAAGAAAATACACGACGCTTTCTTGTACCTTCGAGGGGCTACGTTAGCTACGACCATTGGTATGGCAGGGGATGAAAAGGAGTCAGGGAAACTTCGTGGAGTACCCGTGGATAGGGTCGTTTTCGACGAAGTTGAACTGATGAACCCCTCTGCCATATTAAAGGCCGTAGGGAGGATGGGGGACTCGGAGACGAAACACGAGGTCTATATCTCCAACCCAGGTCTTCCGGATCACGGAATCGACCTGTTCTGGCAAGAATCCGACCAGCGATATTGGCATCGTAAATGCTCTTGTGGTCACTGGTTCAGCGCAGACCTTGAGTTTCCCGAATGCGTCCAGCTTCGAGACGACGGAACCGGATACATCGGCTGCCCCAAGTGCGGGAAAGAGGTTCCGCCGTGGTCTGGCCCCGGTACGGGGATATGGGTTCCGACCTTCACAGAAGACAAATCTCTCATGGAAGGACACCACTGGTCACAATTAACAAGTGTCCGCAATGACCCGGGCGAGATTCTGAAAAAATACTTGGACCCTCCGCAGGGGAACATTGACGACGTGTACAGGCTCATCTTGGGCCTTCCTCACGTCCAGGCCGAAGACAAGTTGAGTGCGAACGCTGTTCAGGAATGCTGTGGCGCTGACGCTATGCAGTCAAGGCATTATGGCCCTTGCGCCATGGGGGTTGATGTTGGCAAGATAAAGCACGTTGTCATCGGGACAAGGATTGGAACCAAGCAATACCGGATACTCAAAGTCGCCCAAGTGAAGAACTGGTCCGAAATCCACGATCTTGCAAAGCGGTACGCTGTCAAAAGCGCCGTGGTGGATATAAGGCCCTACGAAGACGCCGCCAGGACGTTCCAGAAGGAAGAGCCCTACAGCGTTTTCCTCTGCGAGTACACGGAAAGCTCTATCATCGAGGTCCAGTTCAATCGTGACTCCGGGCTCGTTAAGGCCAATCGAACGGAAATCTGCGACAGAAGCCATGCTATCTTTGCCGATAATCGGGTCCAGTTGCCCCGGAAAGACAGCCCGCAGATGAAGACCTTTATCCAACAGGTCTGCAATATGGCGAAGGTTCTGGACACCAACAAGAGAACAGGACAGCAGATTTTCCGCTACAGGTCAGTTGGAACAGGGGGAGACCACTACCGACATGCGATCAATTACTTCCTTCTCGCTGCGGGGAAAGTGGCTCCAGCAAGGACAGGAAGCCAAAAACAGCTTTACGCGATTCACGATACGTTGAAAATATAGCTTGACATCCAAGGGGGTAAGGAGTATAACAAGTACAGCCTTTCCATCTTTAGGAGACAACGATGGGTGGAGTATTCTCGAAGCCAAAGTCCCCCGCAATGCCCGCTGTAGCCGCACCCCCTGCTTTACCTGACGAAGCCCCTGAAGCCGAAGACGAGGCTGCGCGCAGGATGAGACGGAGGAAGGGGTATCAGAGTACCTTGCTGGCTGGTTCGTTGACTCCTGATACGGGAAAGAAGACTCTCCTCGGATGAACGCCAAGGACATCATTCTGAAGCGAGACAGTGAATTTGCTCGTATGGGGTCGTGGCGGTCTTTGTGGCAGAAGGCGGCTGATCTTGTTTTCCCGCGAGAGAATCAGATTGACACAAGTTCCTCTCCGGGCGAGCAGAACGCGACTATCGTTTGGGATAACACGGCGCAGCAAGACTCGAAGGATATGGCGGCTGGTCTTTCTGTGGCCCTGTTTCCCACGGGGCAGAAAGCCTTTGGCCTTCGGAGCGACTTTGAGAGCGAGGCGGAGACAAGTTACCTCGCCCGCGCAACTGAAATGACGCATGAGGCGATGTTTGCCTCGAACCTCATGCTGGAGTTGAACGAAACGCTCCGGTCGCTTTCGGTATTTGGGACGGGGAATCTGTTTACTGAATGGACAGTAAGGGACGGGTTGGTCTACAAGGACTACGACATATCCTTGTACCACATCCTGGAAAACTCGGATGGGATTGTCGATACGCTGTTCCTCACGATGTTCTTCACTGCAAGGCAGGCGGAGCAGGAGTTCGGGGAAGAGAACCTGTCCGACAGGATCAAGAAGGCGCTCGAAAAAGACGAGACCAAAAACGACACTTTCGAGTTCATTCACTTTGTCGGCCCCCGGACCGGAAGAAGGGGGGGCCTGGAAGACGCTCTTAATATGCCGTTTGAGTCGAAGTACATCGACGTGGAGGCGATGGAAACGACGAAAGAGGGCGGGTTCGAGCAGTTTCCTTATGCAATAGCTCGGTGGTCCAAGCGCTCAACAGAGATATTCGGAAGAGGGCAGGGGACGGACAACATCCGCGACATCCAAGTCCTTCAGCAGATGAAGAAGGATTGGTTGGAGCTTGCAAACAAGTTCAACAGGCCTCCTCTTTTGGTGCATAACTCCTTCGAGGGACGCGTGAATTTGTCTCCTGCCGCGCAAAACTCTGTCATGGAGATGGATTCGGTCAAGGCTCTTCTTCCGCAGCTTGGCAACTACCCCGTTACTGAAAAGGCCATCGAACTACAACAGGCCATTATCCATCGGGCGTTCTACAAAGACATCTTCGCTCCTCTGAGAGACTTGACGGCCCGGATGACTACCGTGGAGGTTGCCGAGCGCATGAGGGAGGGGTTCAGGCAGCTTGGCCCGCCGGTCTCAAGGCTTCAGTCGGAATTGCTCGACCCCACGATTACGCGGTCATTCTTTTTGCTTTTGCAGAATGGTCAGCTTCCCCCGCTCCCGGAGTCGCTACGCGGGAAAAAGATGAAGATCGAATACCTTGGCCCCCTCTCACTCGCCCTGAGAAATCAAGAGGCGAGGGGGTTCTTGGAGTTCGCCGGGACCGTCGGAGAGCTTTCTGAAGTCTTCCCAGAGGCGCGGGATTATGTTGGCATTGACAAGGCCCTGCCCGATCTCGCAAGGTCGATGGGTGTTAAGGAAGATCACATCCCGACCCAGGAAGAGATTGCCGAGAGCCGCCGGGTAGAGGCGGAGCGCATGGCAGCACAGCAGGCACTCGAAGCCGGGCAGCAGATGGCCGACGCTTACGGGAAGACCACGGGCGCACCCGAAGAGGGCAGCGCCGCCAGTAAGGTGATGGAGACAGTTAATGGCTGAAAGCGTGTGGAACAAATGCGAATACTGGCCGACAGACTCGCGTAGCTGGCATGACGCCCCGAAGGACGGCGATGCTGTTACATACGACGTTTCTGTGGGCAGGGAACTGATTGCAGGGTTTCATCGCCAGCTTGACGAAACGATCCTCCGGGGACTTCATCCGAGAGAATGGCTATGGTATGTCGATCCAATCGAAGGAATTGTACGGTACCAAGCATGAACAAGGAAGAGCGGAAACTTGTTGATGCCTACGTAGACGTGTTTACCTGCGCTTCTGGCGAGGTTGTACTGGCCGATTTGGCCGAGGCGTGTTTCGACAATGAAACGTCGTTCTGTCCAGGCGACCCATACAGAAGCGCAGCACAGGAAGGCCGAAGGTCGGTCTTGCTGAAAATCCGAAGAATCTTGGCGAAAGGAACAAAATGACCGAACCCGAAACAACCGAACCTGTAGAGACTACAGGAGACCCGGCAACGGGAGACCCGGAACCGTCGTTTGTCAATCCCGACGGTACGTTTAATGAAGGCTGGCAGGCTCACTACGTCCCCGAGGATTTTCAGGGGCGAACGATCTACGATGGGTTCACCAACATCGGAGACGTAATGAAGAAGGTCGGGAACCAGGAGAAAGTTCTTTCCCGAGGGGATCGAACCGTATCCGCCCTTCCCGAAGACGCATCGCAAACCGAAAGAGACGAGTTCTACGAAGCCCTTGGGAGGCCGAAGACCGCCGAAGAGTACAAACTTCCCATCGCGGACGACATTAAGGAATACGTCCGCCCCGACCTTCTGGAGAAGGGCCGTGCGATGATGCACGAAGCCGGTCTGAGCCAGAAGCAGGCGGAGCGAGTGATGCAGTTCGAGCATGATCGCATAGCACTTGGCCTTGAGGAAATGGCGCGAAGCGGCGAGGCGGAGCAGAAGGAAACCCAAGCCGCGCTCGAAGAGAAGTGGGGCGTGGATGCATATAACGACCGTATGCACTTTGCGAAGAGACTGGTTGAGGACAACACAACCCCCGAAAACAAGCAGGCGCTTCTTGACGCGATTGGAAGCAACCAGCATATCCTTGAGTTTGTGGCCGAGTTCGGGATGAAGTTCAAGGAAGCGAAACGTATTGACCCTGACGGGACTGCCAAGTCGGTACTGACCAAGCAGGACCATTTGGGACGCGCAAGAGAACTCATGGAGACGCCGGGATACACAAAGGGAACTTTGCCCCCGGCACAGATGGAACGTCTCCAGAAGGAAATCAGAGAGCATTACAGAGCAGCGGAAGAAACCCCGGATACCTTCTGACCGGGTTGACTAGTCCAAAGGACTCGTCTATCAGACGTTAAATGAAGGTCGTCCTCCTCGGAGACACACGACTGCAAAGTGACGTTACTTTACAGCATAGTTTGAGGAGAAAGAAATGGCTTACACAGGCGACCAACTGTACGGAAAGCAGTTTGGTGACACGATTTCACTTGTCGCCCAGCAGCGGACCTCCCTATTCAGAGGCAAGGTGGACATCAAAACCGTCTCCAATGCGGAAGATGCCTACTTCCATCAGATTGCAGAATTGGACCTCCCCACGGCGAATAACGACCGCCATGGAGATACCCCCAGTCGTGAAGCCGAACTCTTGCGGAGAATGGTTACGCCCTATCCGTGGGAAGATGGTTATCTTCTGGACGAGCCCGACGTTGCGCGGATGGTGACTGACCCCCAGAGCGCTATCGTCCGTTCCTGCGCCTCTTCGTTTGGCAGGAAGATTGATGACCTCGTTATCGCCGCCGCCTTTGGCGATGTTACCACCGGCAAGGCTGGCGGAAGTTCGGTGGAGTTCAAGGACGAGTCTGTGGGTATCGACGGAACCACCGGCGGCATCAAGACGACCCTGGGTACTCTCGCCGTCGTCTCAACCCCCGTTACGATGGAACTCTTGAAGATCACGGCGATGTCGGAAATCTTCATGGACGCCAATGTTCCCGAGACGGATCGGAAGTATTGGGTGATTACTCCCAAGGATCATCGGGCGATGCTGTCTATCGAACAGGTTGCCAGTTCCGATTACGTGAATGGGAATCCCCTGGTTTCTGGTTCGGTCGGGCACTTTATGGGCTTCGACTTCTTCGTGTCCACTCGTTTGCCCCTGGATGCGGCCACTTCAACTGCGCGCCGGACGTTTGCGTGGTCTGAAGGCGGGTTGGGGCTTTGCTTCATCCGAGACATGCAAACCCGTATCTCGGAACGGCCTGACAAGAAGCACGCGACGGGTATCTACAGCAACATGGACCTCGGAGCCGTTCGCATCGAAGGCGCGCGCGTCCACGAGTGCCTGACAGTGAAGTAACACAAGGAGTCGAAAGATGAGTACGAAATTCACTTTGCCCAACAAAGTCATCGGCCCGGAGGCGAACGCCTCTGTGGTTGATTGGAGCCGTACAAGCTCCGGGGAGGAACTTAGCATCAGTGTTGCTGAGACTACCCAGCGGCATGTCTACGGAACGAGGTACCTCACCTGGGATGGTCGGGTCTACAAGTATATGGGCACGACTACCGGCGGATGCCAGTCTTATCACGGCGTTTCGTCAACGGCGGAAGCGGCTTTGAGTTACACCGCCAACCCCGCAGCCACCGCGATTGGGGCCACGTCGATTACCCCCACCCTTGCGGGTATCACCGAGGATCAGCTTGCGGGTGGTTTTGCCGAGATTTATAAGGCAACCATTGCCAATTCGATTATGCGTATGATTATTGGCAACGAGGCGTCTGACACTACGACGAAGATGTACCTCGACCGGCCCCTTGAGGTAGCGACCACGACTTCTGACTACCATGAGGTTTACCCGAATCCGTACCGGCTGGTGTCCCAGTCCACAAATTCTACGGCTGCGTGGATGGGCGTCCCCACCGTAACGGCTCCAACGGGTTACAATGTGTGGGTCCAGACGTGGGGCCCGGCGTTGATTGGCGCGGGCAATGACACCCTGGACGACGCCGCTGCGGATGAGCGAACGGTGTTCTGGGTTGGGAACGGAACTCTCGCCGAAGCGGGCGGAACGCCCACCGCTGGCGAGAATCAGGTTGCCGGATACATCCTCAACGCGGGCACGGGTGGCATTGCGGGCCCGATGATTTACCTCATGTGCAGCACCTAAAGGAGACACTGATGAAGATTGATCCGAAGACGATGAAGCCGCTTGTAAAGGCGGAACCGAAACCTAAGCCTGAGCCGAAGTCGAAGTGAGGCTTGGCGAGGTAGGTTTGCGAAGCCCAACACCGCCGTGCCCCCGGTGCGGGTCGTATATGTTCATGCTTCGCGAAATAGAGGGT